AAAACAAATGAAGAACTTGCAAAATTAGGTGAAACTAATGTAAAAATAGTTACACCTATTGCTAATACAAATACTGCTTTAGAAACTACTGCAACAAAATTAAAAGCAATTAGTGTTAATGCAATTAGTGTCAAAGAGGGTTTTGCTAAAGTTGGTGAGGGTGTACAAATTGTAGGAACTATTTTAACAGAATCAATGGAACCAGCTGTAAAAAAAACAACTCAATTTAGTAATATATTAGAATATATAGGTGAGCAATTACCATCAATGTTTGCATCAGCTTTTGAAAGCATGATGAATGGTGAAAGTTTTATAAAATCACTTGGTAAAATGATACTTGGATTAATTAAAAAATTAGTTGCGGCGGCGGCGGCGGCATTGGTTTTAAGCACATTATTAGGCGGTATTGGTATTGGAAAAATTGGCGGTACTGTTGCAAGTTTTAAGGGCATATTTGGATCAATTACTGGCTTTGCAAAAGGTGGTATTGTATCTGGTCCAACTATGGGATTAATGGGCGAATATCCTGGTGCTAGAAGCAATCCAGAGGTTATTGCTCCACTTGATAAATTAAAATCATTAATCGGTGATCGAGGTGGTTCATCTAATGTCCAAGTAAGTGGTCAATTTGCACTTAAAGGGCAAGATCTAGTTGTTGCATTACAAAGAGCAGACAGAAACAGAAACAGAATTAAATAATGGCATACGGAGTTAAATTTAGATTAGAATTTTCTGATGACTTAGAAAATGGTAAAAAAATAGAAATCTTAAAAGATGGCTATACTGGAACTGTATATGATTTAATAGGCACTAATGATCCAGTGCAAATTAGCTGGGATCAAGATGATAATTTTTATGATCCTATAATTGGTTCAACTTGTCAAATAAATCTTTTTGTTACAGATACAACAAATTATGATGATTTTTATATTGCAGATGAGAGAGAATATAAAATAAAAATATCTTATAAAGATTCTAGTAATAATTATCAAACATATTGGCAAGGGTGGTTATTAGTAGATCAATTTCAAGAAGCAGTTACATCAACTCCCTATCCTATAACCTTAAGAGGTTATGATGCTTTAGGTAGTTTGGGTGGGTTTACACAGCCATTAACAACATCAGCTGGTAATCAGCTAGCTGGGGTTTTTATGGTTTTTATACATGAAATTCTTGAAAATATTGATTTGGGTTTTGATATATATGTTTCAAATGATATAAAAAAAGATTCTAATTTTGGAAACAATATATTTGATCAAGCAAGTTGTGGTGCTGACAGTTTTTTTTCAGATGGTGTTGATCCAAAAAATTGTAAAGAAGTTTTAGAACAAATATTAAAATTTACAAACTCAAGAATTTTCCAAAGTTATGGCAGATGGTATATAATAAATAATTCTAGTTATAGTGAACAATCAGTAAAAGATAGCAGTGCAACAACTGCTAATGGTGGTACAATTCCAACTGGAATTAGAGCCGCTGAAACTGCAAGCTTGCAAAATAATAATGATGAGGATATAAAATATTACATTTATAATTCAGCTGGTGTATATCAATCCACTAGCACTGTTGATGTTTTATCTATTGTGCCAAGTGATCTGCAACCTATTGGCAATAACTTAACAAAAGAATATTTGCGACCATTAAAAGAATATACACAAAGCGTTAACATGGCTGGTTTTTTTAGTTCAAATATTATTGGCAATTCTGGTTTTGAATTCGGCACATCTGGTTGGACATTAACAAATAGTTCTATTGACACTAATTTTAGTTTTCAAGGTGATGCATCTTTAAAATCAACTAATTTACAAACATCAGCAAGTGGAACTAATGTAACGGCTACTTTGGCAAGTTTTATTGATGAAGCTGGATCAGATTTTGTTGGTTATAAATTAAAATTAAATAATTTTTTTAATTCAACATCTAGTGTTGTTAGAGGTTTTAGATGGCAAGTCAAAGCTGTTGCATTTACAATTCCAGGTGATCCGCCAATAGCAACAAGATATTGGGATGGTAATGCTTGGACAACAACAGCTACAATTAATGAAGTCAATATTGTAAATAATAGAAGATGGAAAAGCTATGATTTTACAGCTCCAGCATTGCCAAGTAATTCATGGCAATTGTATTTTTATTTATATGATCCGTTCCAAACTGGTAGTTCATCTGGATTTACAGATACTCACTGGGATTCTATAATATTTGACAAAGTTTATATAAATGCAGATGGTCAAAGATCTGAATTTTTTGAAAAGTTTGATTTATTACAATTTATAAGAAAACGATCTGGTAATTTTTCTGGTTTATTAAATTTAGATGGTTTAATATTAACCAATCAAGAATATGCAAAAATAGATGGTGAATTTTATAGATCGAGAGATAAAACAAATTACTTAAAATCAATAGAACAAATTACAAGTCAACAAGTCATAAATGATTACAGAGATTTTGTAATTAGATATGAGGGCGATTTTTACAATAATAATATATTGCCATTAGGGTTACATAATAAAGTATGGATTAACTTTGGATCTAGTGTTTTACAAGAACCAGTTAGTTGCTATATAGATTCAATGTCCTATAATGTCAAAAAAAATACATATAATGTTATAATGCATATACCAAATCAGAATGATGACTTAGCATCTGATTTTTTAATAAAGTTTTAAACTTTTTTCTTTTCCTTGTTTGCTGAGAAACCCCTCTAGTGCCTAACACTTTTGGGGTTTCGTTTTTGTAAAATAAATCAAAATAATTCTTTTATTTAAAAATATTTTTTTATTTTTGTATGCTAAATAACAAAATATGATATTTGAAATTCACTTTAGGAATGAGCTTAAGAGGTTAAAATTTAAGCGATACCAAATTTGTACAATCTTAGGTTGTACCATGCCAACACTTAAAAGCAAAATTGAGAATCCAGGGCGATTAACTGTTGATGATATTACTAAATTAAAAAACTCTGGATTCGACATTAACAGATTAATTTAAAAAAAACTATTATTTATGAAATCAGTAAACATTAAAGGCAAAGAATATATTACAGTCAATGAGAGATTGATATATTTTAGATCGCAACCACAATTTAAAGGTTGGCGAATTTCTGAGGAGCTTGTTTCCTTAGATGAAAAAGAGGGGTTATTTAAAGTAACCATAATAAATCCAGATGGATTTGAAATGGCTGTTGCTCATGCTCAAGAATATAGAGATTCAAGCTATATTAATAAAACATCATTTGTTGAAAATGGTTTTACTAGTGCTTTAGGTAGGGCATTAGGTTATTTGGGCATTGGAATTAATACAGCTATTGCATCAGCTGATGAGGTTCAAACAGCTGTTAAAAATCAACCAGAAAAACAAGAAGATAACCGACCTTGGTTGAATGAAGATCAAAAAAATGCTGTATTGAAAAGCAATAAACAAGAAGCTCAAAGAATTATTAAGCAATACAGAATGAAAAACGATTATAGAACTGAAATTAACAATAAATTTAAAATTAAATAACATGGAAGTAAAAGGAGTAATTAAATTAATTAACCCAACCAAAGAATATGGTGAAAAGGGTTTTAAAAAAAGAGAGGTTGTTATAACAACTGTTGAAGATTATCCACAAGATATTTTAGTGGAATTTGTACAAGATAAATGTGCTGTTTTAGATGCATATAAAGTCGGATCAAATGTTAGTATTGGTGTAAACTTGAGAGGTAGAGAATGGACAAACCCACAAGGAGAGGTTAAGTATTTTAATTCAATTCAAGGTTGGAAAATATCTAACGAAAATCAATCACAATCATCAGCACCATCACAAAATGGTGAAAATGATTTACCATTTTAATTATGCCAATTAATGGTGAAACTTTTGAATATTATAAAATCCAACAAAGAGTCAAAGAAATTAAAAAGTGTATTAATATATTAAAATCACATGGGTACACAATAGTTGACTTAGAAGGTAAAATTATTGAAAAGGACATAAAGTAATTCTCTTTTTAATACTGGCAAACAAAGGGAAATAAAAGGGCATAATTAATTTTGTGCCTTTTTTTTATAATTTATTTGAATAATTAAAAATATTTTTTTAAATTTAAAATTCATTTTAAAAATTATATTATGAAAGTAACTAAAGAAATTAAAATTTATCGACCAATGAGAATTTGGGGTAAATTAATTAAAGATTTATTTTTTAGCAGTTCTATTGAATCAACACATAAATGGTGTAGATATAAAATGCATTTTAATAATAGAAATGAGCAAAAAAAATTTAATATAAAACTTATAAAATCAATATTAAAAAATCAAATAGTAGGCAATGAAAATAATTAAAGACACTAATGAGGTATATCATTCACACAATTCTATAAGTGCTAGTGGTTTAAAAGAGATTTACAAAAAATCAGTATTTCATTTTTTAAATAGAAAATTTAAAGAATCACCAGCAATGGCACTTGGCACAGCTGTTCATCAAGCTATATTAGAGCCACATGAATTTCATGACATTTACCATGTAATACATAAAATTGATAAAAGAACAAAAGTTGGCAAAGAGGAGTATAAAAAACAAATTGAATTAGCTGGCAATAAGATTGTTTTAGAATCAGATACAAATGAAATAATTAAATCTATAACCCAAGAATTTAAAAAAAATAAATTAGCTCAGCATTATTGTAAAGGTGAAATGGAGCTTTCACATTATACTAAAATGAATGGCATTGATGTAAGGGTGCGACCAGATTGTATAAATACTGTTTCTAATTTTATTAGTGATGTTAAAACTTGCCAAGACAATTCACCTGGTGCTTTTAAAAGAGATGTATATAACTGGGGTTATCATTTACAAGCGGCATTTTATATGGATGTTTGTAATATTGATAATTTTAAATTTATAGCTTGTCAAACTAAATATCCATATACTGTTGAAGTTTATACATTAGATGAAAAGGACATTGAATTTGGTCGAATGGGTTATAAAAATGCATTAAGACAATGGGAAAAATATTTACAAACTGGCATACAAACAAGTTATGAATGGCACAAAACACATGAAGATGGTTCCTATATATTATAAAAACAAATATGATCTATATAAAAGTATTGTTGAAAAGCATACTGAATTAAAACTAGATAAAATAACTAGACAATTTGACTATGTTTTTGCAAGGGGTTGTTATTACTATTTATGCAGAAATTTTGGTAAAATGAGTTTTGGTAAAATTAGTAAAACAGTTAAAAAAAATCATGCTACTGTAATGCATAGCTTAAAAGAATTGCCATATATAATTAAACATGATAAAAGTAGAAATGTAATATTTCAAAAAATTGTTAGTGAGGTCAAAGAAGATTATTTTATTCCAAAAACAAAAAAGACAATAGATCAATTAGTTCTTAACCATAATTATTACTTATTAGAAAATAGTAATTTGAAAAATAATATCAAAAGATTAGAGAGTAAAGTGAAAAGATTAAAAGATAATAATAATGAAATGAAAAGAATTATTTACATTATGGCTGATGTTGACTAAATATTTTTTAATTTTATAAAAAAACTTTATGAAAAGGAACCCATATCAAAAGTATCTTGGAAAAGAAGATGTATTGCAAAACCAAGTTATGAGATATATAGCTTTAAAATATCCTAAAGCATTATTTACTCATGTTGCTAATGAGGGTAAAAGAACTCCATTTGAGAGATATAAAATGAAATACTTAGGCACTAAGCCAGGTATTCCAGATATTATGATATTTGATCCAAATAAAACAAAGAACGGATTAGCCATTGAATTAAAAGCTGGGTATAATAAACCTACCGAAACACAGAAAAAGTGGCTTAAAGAGCTTAATAATGCTAACTGGGTGGCTGTTTGGAGTAATAATTTAGATGAGTGCTTAGAAATAATAGATAACTATTTTAATAATAAATAATGGCGAAATCAAAAAAAATATTCTTTGAGGAAGTCGAACAACGAGTAAGGTGGACACAAAGCTCAACTGATGATTTTAAATACAATTATAAATTTATTGGTGTGGCAAGTGAAGCAGAATTTGATTTGCTAATGGAGCTTTTATGGTTCATGCATGAAGAAGATGAAATATCTTATAATCAGTTTTTCGATACTTTTAGAGAATTAAAAACATTTTGTGATGGAATTAAAGGTTTGATTGACAAACAATAATTTCTTTACTTTACTTATTTATGAAATACAATAAGATTTTAAAACCTAAGAAGTTTGATAACTTTACAATTATACCTAGCTCAATATTTAGGCACAAAAATATTACAGTTGGTGCTACTGGCTTGTTTGCTTATTTATTTTCTCACAAAGCTGAACAAGAAATAACAATACAATTTATTTGTGGGCATTTTAAAGAATCTAAAGGTGCTATTGGTCGTAAGCTGAATGAGCTTATAGATGCTGGTTATATTGTTAGGGAAAGGGTAACTGACAAAGGTAAGTTTAAAGGTTTTAATTATATACTAAAAGCAAAACCGAAACCTCAAAAACCGAAACCCCAAAAACCGAAACCCCAAAATGAACCACAAAGTAATATTAATAATATACATACTATAAAAAGTAATATTACACAAACTGAGAAAATGCAAAATGCATTCCCTCACTTTGTTAAATTATTTGATTTAAGATACCAGCCAAAAACTACTAAACAAAAAGAAGATTGGTTTGTTTGTTTAGACAGATGTGTTAGAATTGATAAATACGATCTTGATGAAATATATTTAGCTGTTAAAAGTGCTAGAGATGATGATTTTTGGAAAAATAATTTTTTAACATTACTAAAACTTAGGAATCAAGATAAAAACGGAATTATGTTTATCCATAGATTTATTGAAAATCATAGAAAATATAATAAACCAAAATGCTTTTATAAAATTAAAGGCATACAAGAATACAAATTGTATAATGATCCAGATGGCTCACAAAGATTAGGTGCAATAACAAAATATAATAAACTCAATGAATTTAATTTATCACAAATTTTAAATAGAAATGAAATTGAAGAGCTTAAAAAGTTTGTTAAATGATTGTAGGCAAAGTTTACAGCTTAGATGAATACGAACAAGCTATTGTTAAATTATCAGCTGAGCAAAGGCATAACAATAAAATAAAAACTGGCTGGGATGGTTCTAAGACAGTAAATCCTAAGTCCGAGTTAGATTTAAATATAACTGGGTTTGGTGGTGAGTTTATATTTGCTAGGGAAAATAATTTATACCCAGATTTTAAAATTCATAATATTAGCAAAGTTTTAAAAACTGATAATTATGATGCTAATTGGCTAGGGCATTCTGTTGATGTTAAAGTAAATAGGAAAAAACATCACCCATTAATGATTCCAGAATATGCTAATACTGATTGTAAAATATTTGCATTGTTTACTAGCAATTATCCTAATTATACTTTTGAGGGTTTTAGTTTAAACAATATTATTTTCCAAGATTGTAATAAAAGAATGACTAAGGTAAAATCCTATGTTATTGAAAAAAGCAATCTATTAACAAAAAAAGAATTATTATTTTTATTAAATATTTAAAATAAATTTCTATATTTAAAAAATATTTTTATTTATGAATCACTATAATGACTTGACAGCTCTAGGTATTAACCTAAAAAGATCAACTGGATCTGTTAAAACTAAATGCCCAAAATGCTCACATGAAAGAAAAAACAAAACTGATGATTGTTTGTCAGTTAATATTGATGATGGGTTGTATAATTGCCATCATTGTGGCTGGGGTGGCAATGTAGGTATAAAGTTTAAGAAAAAAGTTGAATTTGTTTTACCACCAAAAGTAAATTCCAACATTGCCGAGAGAGTAATTAAATGGTTTGGCAATAGAGGCATAACAGAACCCACTTTAATACATTGGAAAATAGGCGAATCTTTAGAATATATGCCACAAGTTAAAGCCAAAAGAAGATGTATAAATTTTAATTATTATAGAAATAATGAGATTGTAAATGTAAAATATAGAGATGGTGAAAAGAATTTTAAATTAGTTTCTGGTGCTGAGCTTATATTTTATGGCATTGATAATATTAAAGAATTAAATAGAGTTTACATTGTTGAGGGTGAAATGGATGCACTAAGTTTACATGAAGCTGGTTTGTATTCTGTTTGCTCAGTTCCAAATGGTGCTAGTAAAGGTTCACAGAAATTAGAATACCTAGATAATTGTTTTGAGTATTTTGAAGATAAAAAAGAAATAATACTTTGCACCGATAATGATGATGCTGGTTTACAATTAAGAAATGAGCTAGCTAGAAGATTTGGAAACTATCGTTGTAAGTATGTTGAGTTTGGTGAATATAAAGATGCTAATGAGGTTTTAATTGAAAAGGGAGCTGAAACACTTAGAAATATTATTAAGGAAGCTAAGAACTTTCCACTAGAGGGTGTTTTAAATATTGATAATATCTGGCAAGATGTTTTAAATTATAATGAAAATGGCATAACTAATTATTCTATTGGCTTACCAGGATCTGATGACTATTTTAAAATGGCATTTGGTGAATGGACAGTTGTTAGTGGAATTCCTAATAGTGGTAAATCAGATATATTAGATCAAATACTTTGCAACTTAGCTACTAAGCATGATTTTAGATGTGCAATGTTTTCGCCAGAGAGTTTTCCTTATGAGGGACATATTAAAAGAATAGCAAATAAACTAAATGAAAAAAATTGCAATAGTGATGATTTAAATAATACTAAAGATTTTATTGAAGATCATTTTTATTGGATTAAAATTGACTTAGAAAATTTAACTTTAAAAGGCATTTTAAATGCATTTAGGGAGCTTGTATTTCAAAAGGGTATAAATGTTTGTGTTATTGATCCTTGGAATATGCTTGATCATTCGGCTCAAAGAGATCATAGTTATATAGGCAAAATACTTAGTCAAATAACACAATTTTGTCAACAGACAAACACTCATTTATTTTTAGTAGCACATCCAAGAAAAATTGAAAGTGAGGGCGGTGTTTATAAAAAGCCAACATTATATGATATTTCTGGCTCAGCTGATTTTTTTAATAAGGCATACAATGGTTTAATTGCTTATAGATGCATTGGGCAAAAAACTAAATATAAAAGTGATGTTGTTCGATTTCATGTTGAAAAGGTTAAAAGAAAAGAGAACGGACAATTAGGTGATTTTGAGATAGCTCCAGATTTTGATAATGGTGGCATCTATAAAGAAATATATCAAGGCGAAAAGAAAATACAAGTAATAAAAGATAACGTACCATTTTAAATAATAACTATGAAAATAAATCAAATATATAATGGAAGTGCAGTCGAACTATCAAAGACATTAGAAGATAATAGTATTGATTGTATAATTACATCACCCCCTTATTATAATTCAAGCCATAAATATCAAAGAGGCACAGGGTTTCATTATACAGCAGATGTCGGCGAACCTTTATATGTTATTGTAGATTTTTTTGAAACTATAAAAATTAAATTAAAACAAAATGGAATAGCTTGTTTAAATTTAGGATTTAGTTATGGTGAAACTGGAGTAATGCGACCATTTGATATAATAAACAGATTAAGGGAAAAACATGGATATTTTATTAATGATATAATTATATGGCATAAAAATAATCCAATTCCCATGAATAATAGATTAACAAATGCAATAGAATATATTTTTATTTTAAGTAAACATCCAATAGGGAAATATTATACTAAAAAATATACTCATAATGTGTGGAAATTTCCTGTTGACAAAGGTGGCAGAAATCATAGTGCAGTTTTTCCTTTAACCTTGCCAAAATTATGTTTAGAACATTTTACAAAAGAGAATGATTTAGTTTTAGATCCTTTTATGGGAAGTGGAACTACTGGTTTAGCTTGTGTTAATATGAATAGAAATTATATAGGATTTGAAATAAATAAAGATTATATCGATGTTGCTAATAAGAGAATAAATACAAACCAAACAAAATTATTTTAACATAGAAATAACATAAAAATAACATGAATAAAAAAGAATTTCAAGAAACTAGACAATATATCTTAGACAAAGCTCAGGATATAATGGATGCTAAGCAACCAGAATACACAAACAAAAGTATTGATGTATTAAATAATTTTAAACAAACAGCAAAAAGTTTAAATACAACTCCCTTTATTGTTTGGGGTACATTTTTTAATAAGCACATACAAGCTATTTTAAGCCATGCTGGTGATCAGAATATGCATCAAGCTGAGCCAATAGATAGTCGCTATTCAGATGCTTTAAATTATCTGTTTTTAGGGTTTGCATTACTTGTTGAAGATGTAAATAAAAAAGATATAATTTCTGGAACAGAATGAATGTATATTTAAAAGCACAATCCTGGTGTTTAGAAAATAATATTAAGGTTTATATAGTTCCTATAAAAGAATCTAAAGCAGTATTTATTGAGATTAATGATGATGGCACATTAATTAAATCACCTCACACATATACATCTCAAAAAGATGCAAGTGATAAAATCTGGGATCTCTATTTATATCTGTATAATAAAAAAAACAATAAATAATTGAAAATATATTTTGTAATTAAAAAAATATTTGTATATTTGAGTATAATTAATAACAAAACTTACAAATTATGAACTATCAAGAATTTATTTTAACAGCTTTAAAAGCAGTAACAGTTAAACCAACAAAAGTTGAAATGCAATTTGCTTATGTTGTTTTATTTCAAGGATTAGGATTAAGTGTTGAACAATCAATTAACGAATCTATAAAACTATAATTATGACAAATTTAACTGTAAAAGAAACTGAGTTATTAAATTTTATTCAAACTCAACAAAATGAAGAAGGGCATTCAGATTTTTTAAGTACTGATGCTAAAAGCAAAAAAAATGCTGGTATTATTTCAAGTTTATTAAAAAAAGGATTAATTTTTAATTCTTTTGATGGTATTACTAAAGAAGAATTTAAATATGATAATTCATTAAATTATCAAAATAATGGTAAGCCATGGAAAATGTGGGCGTTAACAAGAAAATCACTTAATTATGTTGAAACTCCTAAATGCTGGGAAATTTAAAACCTTATATAAAACCCAGGATTAAGTTCTAATGGATTAAGGTAATTAAAGGGGGTTTTTTAAACTCCCTTTTTTTTATGTAATTTTGTGGCATGACTAGAGCCAACAAAACCAACACTATAAAAAAGAAATTATTAGAAGCTCTTGAGCTTTCATTAGGTGTGGTTACAACAGCTTGCGAAAACGTAGGTTGTAACCGAGCAACCTATTATGATTATTACAATAAGGATGAAAAGTTTAAAGCAAAAGTTGATGAGTTACAAAATGTAGCTTTAGATTTTGCAGAGAGCCAACTGCATGAGCAAATAAGAGATGGCAATACAACAGCAACAATATTTCTACTAAAAACAAAAGGAAAAAAAAGAGGTTATGTTGAAAGGCAAGAAATACAACATGACGGCTCTATTGAAAGCAAAATTATTGAATGGACACCAGCAAACCAAAAAGAGTAACTGAGTTTTGTAATAAGCAATTTTATCAAGCAGTCAACTCTAAAGCTAGATTAAACATATTTCAAGGGGGTACAAGATCTGGTAAATCCTGGAGCTTGATGCAATATTGTTTGTATTTAATGACTACTGAAAAGAAGCCAATAACTATTAGCATAGTTAGAAAAACATTACCAGCATTAAAGAGATCTGTATTAAGGGATTTTCTACATATATCAAGGCAATTAGGTATTTACTGGAATGGGGTGCATAATAAGTCAGATAATACATTTGAATATAAAGGGCATACACTAGAGATGTTTAGTGCTGATGATGCACAAAAGATTAGAGGATCCGCTAGGGATTATCTTTTTTTATCGGAAGGAAATGAACTTTTTTTTGAAGATTTCCAGCAGTTAGCCATGAGAACCAGGAAACAGATATATATTGATTTTAACCCATCAGATCCTGTTCACTTTATTTATGACCTGGCTGAGAGAGATGATGCTAAGCTGTTTATATCCACATACAAAGACAATAAGTTTTTGCCTAAAGAGTTAGTTGATGAAATTGAAAGGATTAAAGAACGAGATCCAGATTACTGGCGAGTGTATGGCGAGGGTCAAAGAGCTGTATTTAGTGAGAAGCAAATATTTAAAAATTGGAATTACATACCCTATAAAGATTTTCCAGAATTAGATGATGAGGTGCTTGGATGTGATTTTGGATTTTCCCAAGACAATTTAGCTATTGTAAAAGTTGGTAAACACAATAACAGCTTATACATTCATGAGCTTATTTATAAAAAAGGAATGACAAACAGAGATATTGCTCAGTTTATTAAAAAGCAAAAGCTAGATGATATGCTAATGTATTGTGATAGTGCTGAGCCAAAAAGTATTGAGGAGCTTAGACAAATGAGTATATGGGCAAAGGGTGCTGTAAAAGGTCAAGGGAGTATTAATGCTGGTATTAGCTTATTAAAAGAATTTGATATTTATGTTAGTGAGGAATCATCAAACATATTAAAAGAACAACAAAGCTATATTTATGATGAGCTAAAAGATGGCACAATAATCAATAAACCAAAATCTAACCAAGCGGACCATTTGCTAGATTCGATCAGATATTGTGTTTACAGTAGGTGGCGAAATAGAAATGATTTTTTTGTTGTATAATAAAAGAATTTATTATTTTGTATTTTTACATAAAATTTTAAATTAATGGCAACTTTCTTTGATAAATTTAAATCACTAATAAATACAAAATCCCAAAATACAAGTGAACAATACAACAGAGCTATTTATAATTGGCTCGGTAATACTATTGTTTGGAATACTGAAAATGATGAAACTTATATTAATGATGGTTATAGAAAAAATGCTACTATTTATTCTATTATAAACCTTATTACAAAGGCGGCATCTACAATTCCATATCACATTTATGAAAAGGTTAATGATGGTGATTATAAAAGATATAAGGCATTATCAAGTGGCATTGGTGATCCTAATGTTATGATCAAAGCTCAGATGTTAAAGAAACACGCATTAGTTGAATTAGAGCATACAGAACTACATAAACTATTGGAACGACCAAACCCAGCTCAATCTTATTCATCTTGGATTACTGAAATGATTGCATTTGGTAAACTAACTGGCAACAGATACATTTATGGTATTGGTCCAGAAACTGGTGATAACATTAATAAATATACTGAGCTTTACATTATGCCCAGCCAGATTATGGAAATAAATTCTGGGGGTATAATGAAGCCAGTTGAATCATATACTATTGAATACAATGGTACATATCATATTCCAGCTGAACAGATGTGCCACATTAAAGATTTTAACCCATACTTTGATGGTACTGGTTCACATCTTTATGGACAATCACCATTGAAAGCTGGTTTAAGATCAATGACTACTAACAATGAAGCAGTTGAAAGTGGTGTTAAGTTTTTACAAAACCAAACAGCTAGAGGTTTATTAATGAGTGATGAGGGTGATTTAAATGAGGTACAAGCTCAACAATTAAAAGATAAATTTAGAAAAGATCATCAAGGCAGTAAAAAAGCTGGTGATATTATTATTACACCAAAGAAATTATCTTGGGTTAACTTTGGATTAAATGCATCTGATATGAGTTTAATAGAACAATACAATGCATCTATTAAAGATTTATGCAACATATATAACGTACCCGTCACGCTTTTAAATAATACAGAATCTAGCACCTATAATAACGTTAAAGAAGCTAAAAAAGCATTATATCAAAATTGTGTTATTCCAGAGCTTTTAAAAATACAAGATGAATTAAACAGATGGCTAGCTCCAATGTATGGTGATAATATTTGCATTGAATATGATTTTAGTGTTATTCCAGAATTACAAGAAGAAACTGACAAAGTGGTTGATCAAATGTCAAAGGCATGGTGGCTAACTCCAAATGAAAAGAGAGCCGCAATGTCGTATGCACATGATGAGGACAATCCAATACTAGATGAGTATTATATACCAGCTAACTTAATTCCAGCATCTGGTAGTGATATTGATTTTGCAGATCCACAGCCATTAGCTGATGAGGATAGTAAAAAAAAAAATCCAATAAGTAATATTGAGGTCAAAGATAGCGTTAAATTAAAAGCATCTTATAATGATTATCCACAAAGTGCTAGTAATAATGCTAAGCGAATGATTGATTGGCGTGAAAAATATGGCAGAGATGAGGTGAGAGGTGGCACATCGGTTGGATGGCAAAGAGCATCGAGTTTGTCAAAAAGGGAAAGTTTATCTGAAAGCACTGTTGCTAGAATGGCACAATTTAATAGGCACAGAGAGAATGCAACTATTGATCCCAAATTTAAAGATACCCCCTGGAAAGATAATGGCTATGTAGCTTGGAATTTATGGGGTGGTACAAGTGGTGTTAACTGGGCAATAAAAAAAATAAAACAAATCAGAGATGAGTAATGTTAAATGGCGAGATGCATTTGAAAAGCAAAGGCAAATAACAGAAAAAAGAAATACATCAAGATTTACAAAATACTATCAAAGCCAATACAATAAAGGAGTTGATAATATTATAGCAACTGGATCAACTGACTACACATCATTATTTACAATAAGTTTTTTTAATAGATTATATCATGAGCTTTATGATGACACATCAATGCATTTTGCTAAATGGTATGCTAAAACTTTTGATAAATATTTAAAAAAAGGTGTTTCTAGTAAAGATTATATTACACAATGGCAATTAGCATTTGGTGCTTATGCTGATCGTGCCGCCGCTAGAAATGTAACTTTAGTTAGTGGAACTGCCAAGAAAACATTAATAAAAATTACACAAAGATTATTTAGAGATCCTGAGTTTGTAGCATTAGGAGCTGATGCAAAAGCGAGAATACTTAAAAGACAATTTAAAAAATATTCAAGGTACCAAGCATTAAGATTAGTTAGAACTGAAACTACAAGAGCTGCAAATTATGGAGTTGAGCAAAGTGCCTTAAGTGTTTTTCCTGGTGAGAATCTAATTAAGGAATGGTCAACATCTATTGATGGCAGAGAGAGAGATTGGCACGCTCAAGCTAATGGGCAAAAAGTGCCAAACAAAGATTCTTTTATTGTTGGTGGTGAAGCCATTATGCGACCTGGTGAGGGATCTGCTTTAAATGTTGTTAATTGTAGATGCTCAGCAATATATTATCCAGATCGTACAAATCAATATAATAACTCATCTAGTTTGTTAAATGTTATTGGTGCTGGCTTAGCTATTAATGAGTTAACAAAGGATTAAAAATTAATTTAGTAATTTTACAAAAAATATAATTATATGGAATTTATTTATAAAGCCGCACCACTTGGGGATGTTGTTTATGACATTGATGAGAAAAATAGCTTAGTAAAAGGTTATGGATCTTTTTTTGACAATAAAGACAGCGACCAAGATATTATTAGAAAAGGAGCATACCAAAAAACAATTCAAGAAAACGGATCTAGGGTTAAATATTTATATCAACATGATATGATGCAACCAATAGGTAAAATGACTGAACTATATGAAGATGACAAAGGATTGGTATTTGTTGCCGAAGTTCCTAAAACATCATTAGGAAAAGATGTAATTGAACTAATGAAAGCTGGTGTTATTACTGAAAATTCTGTTGGTATTATGCCAATAGTAAAAGAAAACAAAGGCGATTATAGAGAGATTAGAGAAGTAAAATTATATGAAATTAGTGCTGTAACTTTAGCGGCAAATGATCAAGCTAAGATATTAGATGTAAAAGGCATTTCTAATATTGATCAAGTTTACAAAAGATATGACAACATTTGTAAGCTACTTAGGAAAGGCGATATTTCAGACAATCTGGGATATGCTTTAGAATCAGAAATACTTAAACTCAAAACATATTTCATTAATGCTACTCAGCCAGTTGTAGAAACTACTGAGCCAGTTGAAAAAAGTCAAGAGGTTGATATTTACAAATACTTAATTAATAACCTTTAAAAAAATTCTACTAAAATGGAAGAAAATGTAAAAAATCAGCTTGACCAATTAGGCAACATCATTGATGCTAAATTGGAAAAAGCTCATGGACAGGCAGTTGATTCAGCAACTGGTAAGGCAGATGTGGCTCTAAAAGGAGAGATCGCAAACCTAACACAAAAATTTACTGAGAGAATGGATGCTATTGAAGTTTCTAATAAAAAGAGATTTGAAGCATCTAAAAGAGAAGATAAATCATTTGGTGGTAACTTAACAAAAGCTATCAAAGAGGGTGCTTTAGATTCAATGAGAAATGGATCATCAAGATCCGCAAATTTTTCTATAAAGGCGGATATGACTGTTGCGGCTGACTTTACTGGGGATGTAATTCCACCACAAAGAATACCAGGATATAAGTTTGATCCTACAACTCCACAAAACATAAGACAATTAATCCCAGTTGGTTCAACTAACTCTGATGTTGTTAAATATGTAAAAGAGAGTGGATATTCAAATGGTGCAGCAGCGGCAGCTGAGGGTGCAACACTTGCACAATCAGATTTCGATATGACTGCAACTGATGCTAATGTTAGAAAAATTGGAACGTACTTAAGAATCTCTGATGAGATGATGGCTGATACTCCACAAATTTCTAGCTATTTATCAGCAAGAGTACCAGCTAAATTAATGGAAGTTGAAGATGACCAAATATTAGGTGGTAATGGATCAGCTCCAAATTTAGATGGATTTTATAATTCATCATCTGACTTTGATGTTTCAAGTAATGGTAAATTTTACCAATCAGTTGAATCAGCAAACGAATTTGATGTATTAGTAGCGGCTTTGAACCAGTTACAAATTTCTAACTACAAAGCTGACTATATTATGTTAAACCCAACTGATTTTCACAAGATCTTATTATTAAAAGATAGCACCAACAACTATCTTAAAGATCAAGTATATCAAGGGTTACAACCTAATTTCTTAGGTGTGCCAATCGCTGTTAACAACGAAGTAAATCCAGGAACATTTTTTGTTGGAAACTTTGGACAAGCGGCTCAATTATGGGTTAGAGATAACGTTTCAATAGAGTTCTTTAGCGAAGATGGAACTAACGTTAGAGACGGATTTTTAACTGTAAGAGTAAAAGAGAGAGTTGCATTAGCGACTTATTTACCAAATGGTATTATAAATGGAACATTCAGTACTGCAAAAGCGGCACTAGAAACACCATAATAATTGCTTTTATTATAATTAAAGGGGTATTTATTACCCCTTTTTTTATGGAGTAAAGTGAAATAATAATAAAATAAAATGAAAATATATTTTGTATTTAAAAATATTCTTTTACATTTGTAATGTATTTGCAATTAAGCATTACAGAAACAAAACTTATTATTATGAATAAATTAGTAAAAACAAAAACAGTTGAAGAAGTTGCTGAATCATTTAGTAATACATTTTTAATTAGTGTTGCAGTTGATCACAAAAAAAGAGAATCAATAATTGTTGTATTAGAAAATATTTTTTCAGCAACAGATGCAAAAGAACATTTAAGGAAAATTGGAATAAATGTTACAAGCGTTCAAAGATTAGAAAAAATTGATGCTCAAGATCAATGGTTTAGCTAAAAACAATGGGGGTGTAAAAACCCCCTTTTTTATTACAATGAAAATAATCTACTATAATAAAATCAAAGATATGGCACTTAAAATGCCCAGATCATTTAGGCAATTACTACTGCATGAAATGTCAAAATCATTATTAGATGATAAAATAAATGCAAAAAATATTTTGTAATTAAAAAAAAAGTTTTATATTTGGTGTATAATTAGAAACAAAATGAACAAAACAGTAATTAAAAATTTCAGAACATCAAAAGGTCAAAGAGTTACAATCGGAACTCAAATAACTATAATGCCATTAATGGGTATTACTAATAAAGTTGATTTAGTTCAAATAGTAGGTGAAAACTTTACAATGAATACACTTAGATCTCTAGCTGTCAAATTAACAACATTAGAAAATTAATTATTATGTATAAAAAATTTCTTAAACAAGATCCTAACAACTGGAAATGGCTTATTGCTATTCATGTAGTTGTTTATTCAATAATGTTAATCTTAATGTTAGATATATGAATCGTAAAAACTTAAAATTAAAAGATGCATTCAAATTAGCTATGGCTGATATGACAGATGAGCTATGTTTAGCTTGGCAACCTATAAATGATTATGTTATTGATAATACATTACATGATCTAGCAGTTAAGTTCAGTAATAATTGGCTAGAACATCATAGGGTTTTATATTCTAATGTAGATTGGAAACAACCAGTTTCTAAAACGTATTTAAACACTAAAGAACAAAGGCAGTTAAATAGTAAGCTAGGAATTACTAAAACTAAAGGAATAATAAATTGGTATAAAAATTAATTTAACAGAGGGGTGTACAAAACAATCAAGGTGGATAGCTATAAGGTGTACAACTTTTAACCACTGCAACGGAGCAAGAGAGCCAACCCACACCCCTCACATTAAAAGAAAAATTATGAGCTACAATAAAAACAAGTTTGAGCATAACTTAAAAAAAGCTAAAAGACAAAATAAAGATGAAAGGTTACTACTAAATAATATTTTTAGTGGGTATTCAAAAACTCTAATTGAAATTTGTAACCCAAATACATTAAAAGATGAATAAACACTATATAAAGCACTTTACAGCTTGCCTACTGCTTTATTTGTCATTTAGGGTATTGTTTATATCAAATGATTTATTAACATCTGTAATACTAGGTATTCTAGCTGTTTCAGTTTTAACAAGTAAAAGTAATGATGGCAAACAATAAAAAAATAGTGGTGTTAGATGTAGATACAATAGTTACAAGCTCTGTTGATAGGAATACATTTGAAAATTTGCCACCAACTAAAAAAATAAGGATATATTATCATGCTCAAGAAATAGTTAAAATAATGCAATCACATCCATTGTAATAATTTTGTTTTGTTTTGTATAAATCTGTGATTGTTAAAAAGCCAGTTGTTTAGTCAGCTGGTTTTTTTTTATATTATAGGCATGAATCATAACCAAAAAGGTTGTTTTGCTGAATATCATTTTGCATCAACAGCCATTGCATTAGGTTATAATGTTTCAATGCCTTTGCTTAGTGCCAGCTATTATGATTGCATACTTGAAAAAAATGGTAAGCTCTTTAAGATCCAAATTAAATATTTAGGCAAAGATCGTACACAAAGAAAAAACAGCATACAAATCACATTAAGGCGAACTGGCTTGCCATCTTATGAAAAAAAATATGTTGATTATTTTGCATTATGGGATGAAAGGCATAATGGTTTTTTTATAATACCTAATTTAGGACAAACAAGTTTAAAATTAAATCCTAATGGAAAGTATAAAGAAAATTTTAATAACTTTGCCTTGATTTCATAAATAAGTTTAAGTGTCATTAGATTAAAACCTTAGTGGCACTTTTTTTTTATCTTTACATAAAATAAATAGTTATGAAAATTAAACTACTAACATCAATCAAAAGAAATGGTCAAAATTATATTGCTGGTGATATTTTAGATATTCCAGAAAATAATGTGAGTAAATGGCTAAAAAATGGTTGGGGTGAATCTATTGAAAAAATAGTCAAGAAAAAAGAAGTTAAGATTAAAAAAGAAACTAAAGAACTAAAACTAGATTCTAAAGAAACCAAACATGAGGGAAATTAAAATCAATTCAACTGATGGATCTGAGATTGTATTAGTTGCAACAGCTAAAGATTACATGAGAGTTAGCTCAACTGTTGATGATAATATTATTACCAGGATGATTACTCAAGCTAGAATCTGGTGTGAAAATTATATATCTAGGGATATTGTAGCTAAAACAAGAACCTATTATTTACCAGAAACTAATGGCATATTTGATTTGCCATTTGGTCCAGTAAGTAGTATTACAAGTGTAAAAAGTGATGATGTTGATATTGCCTATACTGTATTAGGTTTAAATAGTGAAAGTATAGAGCTTGATGGTGGTTATGCTGACAAAGTAAAAATAGTTTACGTTACAAGTGGTTTAAATGATGAATTATTACAATCGGCTATAATGCAATTAGTTTCAACATATTATGACAATAGAGCTGATTTTAGTTCTGATCAAAAAAGTAATGTTGAATCAATACCAACAAATGTTAGAGATATTTTAAACTCATATAAAGCAATGTATTTATAATGGATGCTGGAAAATTAGATACTAGAATTGGTGTATATAGATTAAATCAAACAACTGATGGTTATGGTGGCTTTAGTGATTCACCTACTTTATTAACAACATTATGGGCAAATGTTACTTATTTAAGTGGCGAAATGAAAACAGAAAATGGTAGTCGAAAACAAGCTCAAAAAATAAAATTAATATTTAGAGATTTGGCTTTAGTTTCACCTAACAATTATTTTGAATATTATTTACAATTTTCTGGTGGTGCTTATAAATATAGGATTGTAAATATGTTTGAAAGCACACCTGATTTTTATACAACCATTGAAGCTGTAAGTTTTGCATAATGAAAAGTAAATTAAAATTTAATAAAAGAGATTTAGATAATGTTGAAAAAATATTAAAGAATTTAAGCATTGTAGTTAAAAATGCAAGTGACAATAGATTAAATAGAGCTGCGGCTGAAATGACAAAAGAAATAAAATTAGGATCGCCAGTTGATAAAGGTGATTTAAAAAAAACTACTCATTATGAAAAAACAAGTAAGGGTGTTTTTATAGAATCACCTATGGATTATGCAAGTTTTGTTGAATTTGGAACAAGTAAACAAAAACCAAATCCCTATTTTTTCAATCCTATTAGAGTTAGGTTTAGAAAATTTGTTGATGATTTAAGGCGAAAGGTTAATAAAGAAATAAAAAAAAGCAGTTAGTATGAGAGAGCCAATGCAATATATTAGACAAGCTATTATTTCTGCAATAGGTAGTCAATCAATTAGTGGGCAACCAGTACAAGTAACTAATAGAGTTAGTAAAAGTTTTGATCCGCCATATATTTGGGTTTACAGTGTTGCAACAAATGAAATTGATAATAACCAGCAATCATTTACAACTGAGGTTATAACAAGATTAGAAATTGTAACTAAATATCAAGGCGATTCTGGTGGTGATTTGGTAGCCAATACATTAGTAAATACTTGCTTAACTTTGCTTAGAACTAGAACAAGTGGATATTTTGATTTGTCTAGTAATGATTTTAAAGTGTATGGGTGTAATGTAGAGAGTGTTAATTATAGCCAAGAAGATACAGATGGTGGCACATATTTTAAGGGAGTTATAGAATTATCTAACAGAGTTGAACAATTAAATTAAAATGGGATATACAGACATGAAATTATATATGATAAATACTTTTGCACTAGGAATTTCATTGACTAATATTGAGGTTACTTTAAGGATTATATTACTACTAGCTACAATAATTTATACAATACAAAAAATAAAAAAGAATAAAAATGAGTAAAGAATTAAATGAAGATACTAGCTTAAATATTAGTATAAAAACATTGATAGCTATTGGAGCTGGTATGGCATCATTAATTGGAATGTGGTTTGCTTTACAAGCCGATATTGAAGAAGCTAAGTTGTTGCCAGAGCCAGAAATTAGTCGAACTGAATATGATCTAAAAGATCAATTAATTAGAGAAACTATTATGAATACTGGTAAAAAAGTTGAAGAAAATAGCGATGCTCTGAAAAATATTGATGAAAAATTATTTGAAATAATAAGTAAATGAAAAAATATATATTATGTGTGATATTTGTATTGGTTGCGGTTTGTGTTAAAGCTCAAGATATTACTGTTTTGCAAATAAATGCAAAATGGAATGAAAGGAACAATTTTGATTTAAGTGATCTGAATGGTGTTGTTGTTAAGTATAGCTACTTAAAAGATCAACCAAAAGATGTGCAAAAAAGCATTAGTGCTGTTCCAGTAATTGTTATAATTGATAAAACTGGCAGAGTTAGAATGCAATATACTGCTGATTTATCATTTAAAATTAAAGCATCAACAATGGAGATGCAAAACATTATAAATAAAATTAGATGATTAGTAAACATATTTCAGAAAAGGAAGCAACAAAAAGCATTACAGCTATGCGACTTGGATTAGCTAATACACCAGATGGCAATATTTTGACTAATATGAAAAATGTAGCTGAACATATATTTGAGCCACTTAGAAAATGGGTTGGCGGTCCAATAAAGATTAATTCTTTTTATAGGTCAGAGGCACTTAATAAAGCTATTGGTGGTGCATCAAAAAATGGAAAACAAACCTCACAACATTGTTTTGGATATGCAATGGATATTGATGATATATATGGTCATAAATCAAATGCAGAGATGTTTAATTTTATTAAAGAAAATTTAAACTGGGACACGATTATATGGGAATTTGGAAACGAAGAAAATCCTGACTGGGTTCATGTAAGTTATGTTAGTGATTCTGTAAATAGAAATAGAATATTAAAAGCAGTTAGAAATAAAGGCAAAACACAATACATTGATATTACAAATGGGTAATTTTCAATTTGGCATATTAGATATAATAAGTAGCGGACCATTATTAGGGTTTTCTTATTATCCAGATGATGAGCAAACAGAATATGCAGAGCTTAATATATATCTAATTTTATTTGGTTTACATTTTAGATTTTTTAATAATGAGTGATAAAAAGAAATTCAAAGAAACAACAGTTGGCAAATTATTATTTGGTGCGGCATCAATGATAAATCCAACATTAGGAAAAGTATTAAGTGGTGTTAGCTCGCCACAAGAAGCATTAGCAGAAATTGGTAAATCCAAAATATCTAATGAAGATAAAATTAAGCTCCAACAAATGATTTATGAGCAACAAAATATTGAAATGGAATCAATCACAAGAAGATGGGAAGCTGATTCAAAATCTGATTCATGGTTAAGTCGTAATGTACGACCTATGGTTTTAATATGGTGTATTGTTGTATTTTCTTTAGCTGGTATTTTAGACAGTATTGAAAGCATACCATTTCACATAGGGGTTACTTGGAATGATACATTTGAAAAGGTTATGATGGCTGTTGTAATATCTTATTTTGGTGGGCGATCAAGCGAAAAGGCAATTAACGCATTTAAGAAAAATGGCTAAAAATATAGTTCAAACATTTAGAGCAAACACAAGAAAAAAAAGAAAGGGTGTCCATTCTAAAAATGCTAGTAAAGGACAAACTGGTTATAAAAAAAAGTATAAAGGGCAAGGGAAACAAAGGTAAAGGAAATTGCTTAAATTTGTAAAAAATACAATATGGCAACAACATTCACTGGATTAAGGGTTCAAGATACTTATAATGCAATTTTAAAAATTGGCGACAATTCCAACCTTAGCGGTACTGCAAAAATTCTTAGCGATGGTGTTGGTAATAGTTCTAGTATCTATTTATCTACTACGAGATTTGGAATAGGCATAACTCCAGCATATCAATTTCACACTAGCGGAAACGCTAAAATTGGTGGCAATCTTATAATATCTGGCGATTTAACAGTCAATGGGGATCTCACTTATTTAAATGTAACTGATTTACAAGTAGAAGATCCTTTAATTAAATTAGCAAAAGACAATACATCAAATACTTTAGACATTGGATTTTTTGGTAAATATGTTGAATCAGCTACAACAAAATATACTGGTTTATTTTGGGATGCAAGTACTGATAAATTTAGATTGTATGAGGGTTTACAAGTTGAGCCAACAACAACTGTCGATGTAACTGGAACTGGATATACTAGATCACTTTTAAATGCTGATATAGAGGGTAACGTAACTGGAACTGTTAGCTCATTATCTAATCATGACACAAATGATCTGGTAGAGGGATCTGTAAATTTATATTTTACAACCAATAGAGCTAGAGCTAGTTTTACTGCTGGTACTGGAGTTACAATAACTGATGGCGAAATTGCTATTGGTCAAGCTGTTGCTACTACAAGCAATGTTAATTTTAATAGAATTACAAGTAGTGAAGATATAAGATTTGATGGTACAAGCACTAGATTTAGATCAGACACTAGTTTTGATTTTTTATTCACAGATGGTAACGCTCAAATTTTAAAAACTTTAGGGGTTGCGGCACAAACAGCATATAACGGTAATAGTGCTGCTTCTGGAATGTTTAATGCTTTAAATGGTTACGCAGTTGGAACAGGAACAGGAACTACTGTTATTGATTCATCAAGAAATTTAACAAATATTGGTACTGGAAATTTTAGCGGTCAAGTAACTATTCCAGAAACTCCAACCGCTGATGCTCATGCGGCATCCAAAAAATATGTTGATGATAATACTGGTGATGCTGAAGTTGCTAAAAGAATTGATGTAACTGTTAAAAATGTAAGTGGTGGTTCACTTGCAAAAGGGGTTGTTGTCCATGCGGCACCAACAGCAACACCACCGAGTGGAAATGTTATAGAGGTTGTTCCAGCTGATGCAAATGTAGTGGCTAGTATGCCAGCTATTGGTGTACTAAACGAAACTATTGCAGATGAAGCTGAGGGTGAAGCTGTAATGTTTGGAGCAGTAAGTGGGATAGATACATCTAGTTTTAGTATAGGAGATGAATTATATGTGTCCGAAACTGCTGGTGAATTTACAGCTACAAAACCAACTGCATTTAGCAGTCAAGTACAAAAAATAGCAGTAGTAATAAAATCTCATGCTAGTAATGGATTAATAAAAGTTTTTGGTGCTGGTAGGGCAAATGATGTTCCTAACAGAGTTAATAGGGATATGAATTTTACTGATGGCAGTAAATTAGAGTTCGGAACTGATAGCGACTTAGAAATATATCATGATGGAACAGATGGGTATATTGATAATATTAATGGCGAGCTTATTATTCAAAATAATAGTGATGATAAAAAAATAATATTTAAGTCAGATAATGGTATTGGTGATATTACAGAATACTTTAGAATAGATGGTAATATTAATAGAAATGTTATAACTGTAACTACTCAATTAAATGACAATGTACCAATGATATTTGGTGATGGTGTTGGGCGACCAAGTATAAAATATGATTCAACAGCTAGTCAATTATTTATTAGTGGCGAATCTAAGTTTTTAAATGATGTGCATTTTATTGGTGATCTATATGGTAAATCTGTTAATGATGAATATTCTAATTTATATAAATTTGGCGGAATATATTTTACTTGGGATAGTGATTCTTATGGCACAAACATACAGCATTCAATAAGATCAACCTACAATGATGTTTATGGTGATAATTTAACTATAAATTCTTATGGTAATGTTAGAATAAATATAGACAGTAATAACAATGGTGGTAATGAAAAGTTTGAAATTGGTTCACACACTACTGGATCAGCAAACTTATTATTTAGTATTGATGAAGCTGGTTATGGTAAAATGTTTGGTGATTATGAAATAACAGATCAATTATTTTTAGATCGTATAGAAACTGAAACTGGTAATTATGCTGGTTTTAGATTTAAGGCAACTGATGGCACTAATAAATTTAAAGCATGGGCATACGATAGTGCAAATAATAATATATATGTTTATAATTATAATACTAACGATGAAGTTTTAAGAATTGATAATGATAATATAACTTATCTAACAAATAAACTAAAAGTTGGACCGACTGGAACAGCACCTACTTTTAATGTTGAAAATGTAGCAAGTGGCAGTAATAGATATTACGTTGAATCTACTAATAATGATACTGCTGGTATTTATATGGTAAACAAAGATGCTGGAACTATGACATCTAATGGTACAATTAGAGTTAATAATACTGGTTATATGCAGTTTTTTACTGGTACAACATCAGCTAGTATTACTGTTGATATTGGACCAGCTGGTGTGCTTTCAACCTTTTTAAGTACAAACTCACAAGATAGTATTAGATTTTATAACACTGATGGTAATTACTCGTATATAAGAACAACAGAGGCAAGTAATACAAATAATGTTTGGTTTGATGGGCATTTAGGATCAACTATGTGGCATGCTTGGGATAATCCAGGTTCATTACGAACAGCTGGTGTTTATACAACACATTATTTTGGAGTTGGTCGAGGTACTACCACTGAATCTGTCGAGATTAACAGAGGTTCTATAATACAAAAAAATTCTGCTGGAACTGATATAAATAAACTAAATGTAAGTGGTGTTAGTTATATTAATGCTGGTAATATTGGTATTGGAGTTACATCAGCTTTTGCTCCTATAACAATAAATAAAGCTAGTAATGAAGGTGCTTTAAATGCTGGTGTTGCAATAGCATTTGATGGTGGTGATTATGGATCATATGGTTATAGATTAAAAGCTAATGGAGCAAATTATTATCAAGTACTTTATGATGGTTCTGCCATTAATTGGAAACATTATGAATCTAGTACTTATAAGACAAAAATGTCTTTGCTTAATAATAGTAGATTACAAATTAACAGAGATGCTACCAGCACATATCATGGTTTTGAATTATTAACAGATGGCACAATAGATTGGACAATAGGACAAAATTCTAATGGTGGCTTTATGATTTTTGAAGATGGTCAAGCATCAACTACTAGATTAACAATAAAAGATGGAGGAAATATTGGAATCAATACAGCAGATGCAACAATAATTTCTGGCGGTAAATTAGTTACACATTTAGGAACTAACTTAAATATTGCTCATAATACAACAACAATAAATTCAGCAGTTGTACCTAGAATAAGCTCTTTTAATGATGCTGTAACTACAACCGAGCCACTAGCCATAAATGGTTCACCAATTTATTTGACTAGCAGTGATGTAAGAATAACAACCTCTAGCAGACAAACAACAGCTCCTTTATCAATTAGAAATAATGGTAGTAATATTGAGTTTGGTCATAATAATACAAGCTCAGGATATTTTGGAACTGTTGGATCAATGTATAATAATGGAACTCCTTTTATATCTTTTAGTTGCTCTAGTGATTCAACAATAGGCGGCAATAATTTTAGAACTTATGGATTTAAAGGAAATGTTATACATGGTGAAACAAATGGTGATTTAAAGTTTTCACAAGCAACAACCGCAACTAGTGCAAGTCAAAGTTTAACTACTAGAATGGTTTTAAAAGCTGATGGGAATTTATATACTACTGGATTTATTGGAGTAGGTAATACAACATCACCACGAGGTAAAATTGATTTTGGGAATGCTGTAAATACAGATTTATATTTATATAGCTCAGGTACTGATTATTATGGTTTTGACATGAGGCAATACGATTCTGGTCCTTATGGTACAAATATATTTTCTGGTAATAATGGTGTTATAAGGTTTAGAACTGAAACTGGCGGCACAAAAGCAACTAGAATGTTAATTGCTGCTAATGGCACAGTTACGATGTATGGTTTGTTAAATGTTAATGATCTAGGAATCACAAATAATTTATCTGTTGGTAATTCAGCAAGGTTTGAAGGTACATCAACTCCAATAACTATTGGGGATGGTTTTGGTTATGGTGGCTCGGCTACAATATGTAAAAGAAATGCCGCTTTATATTTACAATATAATAATGGTCAAGCATCAACACAATTAAATATTGGTGGTGGCGGAACTGCAACTACTATACATGATGATCAGAATTCAGATTATCATTTTGGCTCTGGTGAAAATAGTTACTTTACAGAAAAATTAGGAGTTGGAGTTACCACACCAGATGCCAAAGTTGATATTCACATGAGCGATTCTAATGGTGCTTATGGTAGAGGTGAAAATGGTAATTTAAATTTACAAAATACCAATACAGCAAACACAGAGGGTGGCTGGATGTCTATTAGTGGTTATATGGGCAATCCCGCTCTTAATGGTTACTATCCAATGGGTGCTATTAGCGGAGGTAAAACAAGTGCCGCCGCAAATGGTAATTATGGCGCTTATTTAACATTATGGACAACAGCTGGCGGTTCAAATGGTGTTGGTGAAGCAAACTCTGGAATGTATGAAAGGGTTAGAGTGACACAATCTGGTGCAACTGGTATTAGAACTGGTAGTAATGTTAAAACAACTTTCCATGTTGATTCTTATGGTTTAGCAAATACAACTTTTGGTGGCACTAACGTAGGATCAATGAGTATATCTGATGGTAATTATAGCGGTGATAGAACTCCATGTATAGATTTTAGATCACAAAATCGTACTCATCCATTGGCAAAAATTGGAGTTACAATAGCAAACTCTGGTACATTTATGAAATTTGGTACATCAAACAATTATAATAGTGGAGTTACAAACCAAGCCATGACCATAAATCCTAGCGGAAATGTAGCTATAAATTTAACAGATACCAGCTATAAATTTCAAGTAAGTGGAGAATCACAAATAGCTGGAATTAATTTTGAGGTTGGAAATTATCCTGGTATTAGATTTAGAGCAAATAATGATAATGTAAACCGATGGAAGTGGGGGTTAGAAACACCATCAGCTAATCAACTTTATTTATACGATTATGGTGCTAATACATCAATATTACAATTTGTTCAAAATGGAAACATTTATTTTAACCCAACTGGTAATGTTAGTATTGGTATTGCTCAGGGTGGTGCAAATTCTTATAAATTTTCAGTTAAAGGCGGTGGAGCTGATTTAAATGGTGTTAGAGCTGGTCAAGATTGGCACATAGCAAATAGAGCTGGTATTAGATTAGATTCTAAAGGCACATCATATCCATCAGACATATTATTTGGACATACTGCGGCAGCAAATCAATCTAGCTGGACAGGTGTTTACTGGGCGATGAGTTCAAGAGGAACATCATCATCAGTAGATAATAGCTTTTATTTTTATAGAGGTGGCGGTCAGCCATCACCTTATAATTCGGAATCAGTTATAATGTCTTTTAGAAATAATATGATGGTGGGTATAAATAAAGATACACCAGGTTATACTTTAGATGTTACTGGCTCAATAAGAGCAACTGGTGATGTTATTGCCTTTTCAGATAGGAGAGTAAAAGAAAATATAGTTACTATTAATAGTGCTTTAGAAAAGGTTACTAAATTAAGAGGGGTTAAATATAGTAGAAAAGATATAGATGATAAATCAACTAAAGTTGGTGTTATTGCACAAGAAGTTTTAGAAGTATTGCCAGAGGTTGTTGAAAAAGATGAAGAAGGTAATTATTCGGTTGCCTATGGTAATATGGCTGGAGTGTTTATTGAAGCCATAAAAGAATTAAAAGCAGAGGTTGATAGTTTAAAACAAGAAATAAAACAATTAAAAAAATAGAATATGGCTTGTCCAAGTATTACAGATGATGAATTGTCAATGCTAAAAACGGCTAGGGAAAGAACTGGAGCTGGCTATACATCAAACTTTTATATAGCACCACCAATATATATGTCAGATATACAAAGATTATCTGGTGGTAATACAAGTGGCTCTGGTCGTAGCTATCCAGCAGTTGCATTAGCAAATCCAATAGAGAACCGACCAGATGGTGAAAATCCATTAGCGATGTCTGAATTTAGTTCATACGATCAAAACCCTCCAAGAACGGCATTTATGTCCAAAGATACTCCTAGTTCAACATATCAAAATGCTTGTCCTATTCAAATAGTAGCTGACACATATTATCATGATGATGCAAATAATCTAGTGCCAGATGCTATAAATATTTATACTGCATATACAACACAAACTGGAACAACAGTATTAACTGCTGGTTACTATGCTATATATACAACTAGTGGTGTACGAGATGGGGATTGGATAAGAGTTGGTAATAATGGATTAATAATTGATATTGGAAGTTGTTAAAATAATTGTTTAAATTTGTAAAAAATTAATATTATGGCAAATACTTATAATTGGAAAATAAACCAACTTGATGCTAAAATACAAGAGGGCGAATTACAAAATGTAATTTATACTGTTCATTGGTCATTATTTGCCCAAGATGATTCTGAGGAGCCAATTATAGTTAGTTCTATTGGAACTATTGGAGTTGAATATAAAGAGGGTGACCCATTTATTCCTTATGATGAATTAACAAAAGATGATGTTATAGGTTGGTTAAATGATCAATTAGATGTTGATGGTTTAAAAAATAATTTAGATCAACAAATTGAAATCAAAAAAAATCCTATTGATGAGTATTTACACCCAGATTGGAATTAAAAATCAATAATTAAATAAATAAAAATGAGCAAACTAGAGGAAAAAGAATTAAAAGATTTACAAGAAAATCAAGGAAAATTAAACAACATTGTATCTAATATGGGTGCAATTTCTATTCAAAAAATTAACTTAGAAAAGTCAAAGGAATCTTTACTAGGTGAATTAAAAAAAATAGAAGATGAGCAAAACGATCTTAAAAAAGAACTTGAGGAAAAATACGGAAAAATCTCTGTTAATTTAGAATCTGGCGAATACGAAATTATACCAGAACAAGAATAAATTATGGCTGTTATAAATGCCACTAGCTTTTTGTTGTTAAAAGATACAACAGTTATAGGGCATTCAAAAAACACAAGTTTTAATGTTAATGTTGACTTGCCAGAATCAACTAGCAAAGACAGTTTAGGTTGGAAAGAAGTTATGCCAGGTATTAGATCTGGTACTTTAAATTGTGAGTGTTTAACTGATTATTCAGATGCTTTAAGTTTTGAGCAATTAGCCGACATGATTATAACTAAACAAAAAGCAACATTTTATTTTAAAGATGCTGTAAATCCTAAATTAATTGTTAGAGGTGAGGGGTTTATAAACTCTGTCGATGAAACAGCTGAGTTTGAAACTGCAACAAGTTTTAACCTAGAAATTAATTTAACTGGTATTTTTACAATAACTGATCCAAGTGTTGGTTTAACATGGGATAATGTATTTGCTAAGTGGGAAGATATTGCCACAAACTGGGAAGATGTATAATTTTTTTATTTGTATATTTGTAAAAGATTAATAATTTAAAAAAATATAAATATGACAACTGGAGTATTTAATGGTACTGATTTACTACTAAAAATAACTGATGGTCCAACGGGTTCAATAACAACATCTACTATCATCGGACATTCAACATCTTGTTCACTTTCACTTTCTAATGATTTGCCAGAGGCAACTACAAAAGATAGTAATGGTTTTCAAGAAGTTATTGCTGGTGTTAAAAGTGGTGAACTTAGTTTTGAAGGATTAATTGCTTATGATGATGATGCAAACCCAGTAGATTTTGCAGACATTCTAATTGCTCGTAGAGCTGTAACTTGGACATTTGGAACAGCTGATGCCGCAGATACTGTTTACACTGGATCTGGGTTTTTAAGTTCTGTTGAGATGAGTGCAGAAATGGAATCACCAGCAACTTATAGTGGATCTATAACTGTTAATGGTGCAATCACTACTGTATAGTAAGCAATACAATTTTTAAATAAAAAGGGGTATAACTTAAGGAATTATACCCCTATAAATATATTATTATGGCAAACAAGAAACGAGGTTACTATACCTTAAAACTAGGTGGGAAAATGAGAACAATGCATTTTTCAATGAATTTCTGGAGCAACTTTACTGAATTTTTACAAGTACCATTAGACAAAATCGGTGATGTATTTAGTCAAGGTGTATCTATAAAAGCAATTATAGGTTTGGTTTATTCTGGTTTATTAGCACATGATCAAGAACAAGGCAACGAGATTGAATATAATGAGTTTCAAGTTGGGATGTGGCTTGAAGATTTTGATGCTGAAAAATTAACTGATGTTGTAAATGCAATGATGCAATCAAGAATATTAGGTAATGATCTTAATATGGGTGTTGCTAGAAATATTAAAAAAACTACAAAGCCGACTAAAGAGGGAAAGTAAGTAGCCAGCTTGATTGGGATTCTCTTTTAGATTTTTACATTGGTCAAGTTGGCATAACTCCAGATTCTTTTTGGAAAAATACTTGGAAAGAAAATCACTTATTAGGTGAATCTCACATGATTAAAATTAATACTAATTGGGAACAATCAAGATATATAGCTACTATGCTTTATAATGTAAATTGTCATAAAAAAGGGCAAATGATTACACCAGATAAATTGTTTCCATTGCCACAAGATATTTATTTAGGCAAAGGAAAACCCAAGTCAACAAAAGAGAAGTTTTTAAGATTTAAAAATAAAGTTGCAAAATCTAAGCTACCAAAATAGGTGGCTTATTTTTTTTGTATTTTTGATAAAAATTAATTCATGGCAAAGTTAAGATTAGATTTACAGTTAACTGGCTTTCAACAAGCATCTAGCAAATTAAAACAATTCGGCAGTAAAATGAAGTCGGTCGGCTCAAGTTTATCCGCAATAAGTTTACCATTAGCTATTGCTGGTGGAGCTGCAATAAAAATGGGTGCTGACTTTGATAAAAATATTACAAAAATAAAAGCATTAGTTGGAGCTAGTGAACAAGATTTAAAAGATTTTTCTGATGCATCAAAAAGAATGGCAAAAGAAACTGGTTTGTCATCTAAAGAAACTAGTGATGCAATGTTTTTTATTGCATCTGCTGGTTTAGAGGGTGCTGATGCAATATCAGTTTTAGAACAAGCATCTAAAGCTAGTGCCGCTGGTTTAGGTAATGTATCGCAAATTGCTGATTTAGCGACATCTGCATTAAATGCTTATGGTTCTGAGGCATTATCAGCTGAGGGTGCAACAGATGTATTAACAGCGGCGGTTAGAGAGGGGAAATTAAATAGTGAGGAATTAGCTGGTGCAATGGGTGGTGTTTTACCGATAGCATCTAATTTAGGTGTTAGCTTTGATGAGGTTGGTGCAACTTTAGCGGCAATGTCAAGAACTGGAACTAATGCGGCAAATGGTGCTACACAATTAAATAGTATTCTAGCTGGTTTATTAAAACCTACAAATCAAGCAGAGGAAGCATTAAATGAAATGGGATTGTCTAGTGCTGGATTAAAACAGCAAATTAAAGATGAGGGGTTATTATCAGTTTTAGAAACTTTGAAAACAGAATTTGATAAAAATAGTGATGCGGCGGCTCAAGTGTTTCCAAATATTAGAGCTTTAAAAGGTGTTTTAGATTTAACTGGTAAATCAGCTGAAACAACAAAAGAAATATTTGATGAATTAAACAAAGCTCAAGGTGCAACTAAAAAAGCATTTGAAGATACAGCTAAAAGTGCATCATTTAGATTAACAAAATCTTTAAATAGTGTTAAAGAATCTTTTGCATCTGTTGGAACTGTCTTATTAAATTCTCTATTGCCAGTCATTGAAAAAATAGCTGGTGGTATTGAAACTTTATTTACAAAATTTACACAATTAGATGGTACAACACAAAATATAATTATTGGTTTTGGTTTATTTGTCACTGCTATTGGACCAGTATTATTAGCAGTTGGCTCTTTAACATCTGTTATTGGTATTATGGCATCTGGTTTTGCCACTTTAAAAATTGCTTTAATTGCAGTTAAGGGTGGTTTTGCAAAATTAACAATAGTTATGATGGCGAATCCTTTTATTGCTATTGGTACTGCAATGGCTGTATTAATTGGATATGTAATTACTATGGGTAATAAAATGGCACCACTTATAAGTAAATGGCAAACATTTAAAAATATATTAAAATCTGGTGGCTCTTATGCAAAATTCGCTACGTTACAATTAATTGATCAAAATGCCGCATTAAAAAAACAAAAAGAGGAAACAGATAAAACAAATGAAGAACTTGCAAAATTAGGTGAAACTAATGTAAAAATAGTTACACCTATTGCTAATACAAATACTGCTTTAGAAACTACTGCAACAAAATTAAAAGCAATTAGTGTTAATGCAATTA